CTTTGATTAAAATTATCGATTCATTGCTTAATAATACTTTCTCTTTGATACTATCAAATAAAAAATCAATTACTAAGCATGACATATCTTCGTGTCGATATTTTTTGATATTTTTATTTTTTTTAATTGTCACTGTATTTTATGTTATGCTAAAATACTGTTTTATTTTAAAATAATTTGTGTATAAAGAGGGTTCTTTATATGCTTGCATAATTACTTAAAATGGGAATCTATTTTTTTTATAAAGCAGTCAATTTCTATATCTTCCCTTTACCTCTTGAGTTGATATAAAAACCTATAGGCTTATGGATATATTTAATTTTTTTATAAATATATATGACCCAAGAAAAATATGTAGCCGCATTTAATTGATACTTTTTTTAATTATCCGTAAATAATTACTTAACAATAAAACTATGAAAGCAGAAAACATTTTTAAAAAAAAAAATTTTTTCAAACAATTTTCAAGTGATTCACATGAAGCTTTTACTTCAAAACAAAGTAATAATATTGATGCAGGAAAAGGTCCTTTTTTAAAAGATTTTTTTGTTCATAAAGAAAGTTTGAAAAAATTAGTATCTGATAGTGGTAATAAATCTGAAAAAAAACAATTGCGTCATAACCTAATCATTTCGGTTACTAAACAATATTTTCCTAAACTCAAAGTTGAGGATCATGAGGATTTGATTAACCATGCTCAGTTATCTGAAAAATTATCTTCTTTTTTAAATGAATTAAATATCGTATTAAGTAAGGCACTTATTTTACCACAAAAATTTTATGCTGAAGGTTTGACTTTAGAAGCTTTTGAGGAAATTATTAAATTTCGAGATGGTTTAAAGGAAATACGTGTTTTGCACACGAAACAAATAGATCAATTAACTTTAGAAAGAAATAAGAAATTTGAAAAACAAAAGTTTGAGATTGACAATTTTTTGTCATCTGCTACTATGTTACAAAAAATTTCGAATCTTAATTATAATTATTTATCTGTTGAAGTCAAAAATCATGCTGTTACTTTATCTGGCAATGAAAAAAAACAATTTCTTAAAGAATCACTTGATGAATTTGTTTTTGAACAAATCATTAAATATTTAAACGATCCAGATAGTTATAAGTTACCCGAAAATTTGTAATATTTACCTGGTCAAAATTATGTGATCATTTTGATAAAGTTGATTCTTATGCTCACTTTTTTAAAAAACGTGTAAAATGAATTAGAAATACTAAGTATCGAGCACCATTATTTTTCTATGATCACAGTGAAACTATTGGTGAAAGACCTTCTTCGCTTAATTTTAAAATTAAAGCTAAAAATGTTTTAGGTGATGCTTTTAATTTAAGAAATTGTGGACTTTTTTTGAAGAATAGACGTCGACATATTATATTAGATACAAGTTATTGAATTAATGAAATTGGTTTTCCGAAAAGAATTAAAGTTAAAAAAAAAATACCTATTAAGTATTTTAAAAATATTAGAAAAAAAAAATATTTAAAATATAATGAATTCCTGCCTTTACCTGAGACTCAACGTTGTGTGCTTGAAGGTTTTTCTCCTTTAATACCACATAAAAAGAGACAAAGTTATATAACAGGCGATACATATTTTAATAATTTTGCTAATTCTTTTAAAACTAATAGAGACAAATTTTTTAACCGAGAAAATTTTTTAGGTTTTTTACCTAATGGAGGATGAGAATCTTCTCGTCGTTCATTGTTAAAATATACTAAACCAATAAAAAAAGATTCAACTTGGAATGATATTAGAGACACTGTTTTAAGAGAATCTCATTCATGATATATTCCTAAATTTAAAAACGAACCTATTGCTGAAGATATTCATCATATTCCTGTGAATTCTGAATCATATTCAGGGCTTATGACTAGTAAATTTATATCTACACCAAAAAAGAAAAGTGTTATTTTTGATAATCAACTTGCAATTAAAATGTATAAACTTGTAAGTCAAAAGTTAACTGTAAACACATCTTTACAAACAGTTTCAGGTCCTACAAAAAAAATTATTTCTGTTGAAAAGACAAAAGAAAAATTAATTAATAGAGCTATTTTACAAGAAGAAAGTTGTATTTCTCAATTAAAACAACTTTTTTCATCGAACATAACTTTAGCATATAAAAAAGCAAATGAAAAATGGACTTCCGAACATGGTATTGGAGGACTATTATTTGGAAATTCTTGATATTTTTTTAAAGAAAGATTTTATAAAAAAACATATCAATTGCTTTCAGGTGATTTTTCCGGACACGATACTTCAGTTCATGAAGACACTTTAATATACGCTTTTTCTATATTAAGAGTTATGTACCCGAGTGATAGTAAAACAATTGATAGACTATTTTTCTTTTTTGCTTCTGGTCACATTTATAAAAGAATAGTTACTCCTGAAGGCTTTATTTATCGTATTGATGGTGGTATACAATCTGGTTGTCCTTTCACTTCACATGTTAATACAATTTGTTGTAAAATTGAAATTAAGATGCTTTTTTATAAATTAAAGATAAAAATTATAGATTCTGTTTTTTATGGTGATGATTTTCTTTTAAGAATATGTAAA